ACAATAGAAGCAGCAATGGAAGCTTTGAACAAATACATTAATGACCCTTGGAATGAACAAAAGAAGTGGGAAAAAATCTTAAACTAAAAAACAAATAAAAATGGAACAAAAAAAATGGAGTACTGGCGGTTGGAAAAAGCAAACCACTAAAGGAGAAGTAATTAATTTTACAATTAATGATGTTAAGTATTCTATGTGGGTTAATGCCTACAAGACAGAAGACAAACAACCAGATTACAAGATTTATGTAAATGATTTCAAACCTGTAGAAGATACGGAAGGATTGCCGTTTTAATTATGCTAACTAAAAATAGAGATGTTTCAATAAGACAACTAAAGGAGTTGTACTATGCTCAACGTAATACCCACGTTAAATTGCACGAAATGATGTCGCAGTTAGGGTTGTTAGGCATAGAAGACAACGAGCCTTTAGGTGCGGATATAGGTGCGAGAAGCATCGTTAAATTAGTTGAAGAGGTATTTGAATGCGATATATCAAGAAGGGATAGATCATTAAGAACTACCTTTGGTCGCAAGGCTGCTGCTTACTTACTCAGAAGGTACACTAAATTGAACCTAAAAGAGATAAGCGCATACACCGGCACTAAAGACCATACCACCGCAATTCACAATATCAAACAGGCAAACAACCTAATTGACACGGAAGATTGGTTTAAGGACAAATTAAAAAGAATTTGCCAAAAAATTGAAATTACCGAAAATTAGTTTATATTTGCAGATATATAAAAACACATTAACGAAGTACGAACCGATAATGTGTTTAGTGGTTAAATAATAATAACCCTGATAGTTCGTACCTATCGGGGTTTATTTTTTTTATGGCAAAACGATTTACAGACACGGAAAAATGGAAAAAACCTTTTATCCGTAACCTTTCAGCATCTTACAAACTTTTATGGCTTTACATTTGTGATGATTGCGACCACGCAGGAATTTGGCAGGTAGACATTGATGTAGCAAGAATTAGGATAGGCGAACAAATAACGGAGCGTGAAGCTTTAAAATTTTTTGGAGATAAGGTTGTTAGAATAGATCAAGGCAATAAATGGTACATACCTTCATTTATCGATTTTCAATATCCAAGTGGACTTAACCCAGACAACAAAGCACACGGGGGAATTATTAAAGTTTTACAAAAATACAATTTAATAGATGATGAATTTAAGCCCCTTGTAAGCCCCTTATATGGTGCTATGGATATGGATAAGGAAATGGAAATGGATAAGGATAAGGTAATGGTAAAGAAAAAACTTGCAGAAAATACAAATGCAAAATGTAATTTTGAACAAGCCTTAGAGTATTTTAGTTTTCGTATTGGATTAGAACAAGGCAAAATAGAAGCCGAAAAGTTTTTTAACTATTATGAAAGCAACGGATGGAAAGTAGGTAAAAACCCTATGAAAAATTGGAGAGCATCAGCAAATAATTGGATAACTAACTCAACCACATATGCAAAAGGAACTACAAACAATCAACGAAAGCTTGATAAAAACGAACTCGAAAACCTTAAAAACTACAACTATATCCACTCTACTTCCTATGGAGCAGGAGATTATGACCGCCTTTTCGGGGGAACGAATGAGGAACATAAACTCTACCATATTTAAACAGAACCTTATTTACCTTATGCAGCTTGTAGGCATTAACAATCCTGGAGACGTTAAGTTAGCAATCCTTGAAGATTGGGTTAGGACTCAATACGGCAACTTTACAATAAACGAAGTCAAAGTAGCATTTAAGCAAATGGTAGCCAATGACTTTATAGATCACTATCAAAACTTTAGCCCTGCATACTTTAGTCAGGTAATGGATAGGTACAAGAAAAAAGCAAACGAAGTAAGAAAAATGATGCCACAAGAACGAGTAGAAGCAATACCACATTTAACCGATTTAGAGATAATTGATTACAGTTACCAGGAATACAAGGTTCTGGAAAATAGAACTTTTGATAGGTTGTTTAACCCATTATCCGTATTTACAAAGCTTAATAGTTCAGGCATCAAGGTATGGACTAAAGAAGATGGCGCACTTGCTAAAAAGAAACTTATGGAGATTATTACCTACAAAGCTAATAAAATGGACATCATAAGCGCAAAGCAGTACCGAGACGAATGGACTGAAAGTTGGCTCAAGAACCAGGCTCGAGCAGTTGCCGTAGCTTTATTTTTTGAGGAACAAATAAAAATTGGCAAAGTTTCGTTTTCTTAATATAGTTTTGTAATATGACCGCAAACGAATTAACCAAAGAAGCAATCCAAACTCTAAATAAAAACGGGTGCTTTGTATGGCGCAATAATAATTTAGCGGTAAGAGGTCGCACATTCATAGGACTTAAAGGAGTTCCAGATGTTGTAGGTTTTCACACTAAAAGCGGTGTAGCGGTTTATTGTGAGATAAAAGCGATAGGAGATAAACTTAGCAGCTATCAAATATCATTCTTAAACTTAGCAAAGACGGCTAATTGTTTTTGTTACATAGCAACCGAAGAGAACGGCAAATTAACCTTAAAAGAATATGAACAAGAATAGCATCATATTAGAACTTTGGGAGAGCCGAGAACTAAAGGAAGCAATAGATAAAATGCAGCCTGAAGATTTACGAGAAGATTTAAGAAGCGAAATATTTAAGGTGCTATGCGAAATGGACGAGGAACGATTAATTGATATGCGCACCCGGAACGTATTAAAGTTCTACTTAGTTAGGACAATGATTAATATGATGCAAAGTAATACGAGCCAATTTTATAGAACATACAGAAAACCTTTAGAAGTAGAGTTAATTGTTCACGATAGGGACGAAGATTTACTAAACAAAGTAGAAGACGAGTTATCCAAGATGCACTGGTATAAAGCGGAACTATTACGAGTGTACGCAATTAAGCACAACTGCAACGCTAAAGAACTTAGCAGGGTAACAGGCATACCTTATATGTCAATACATAGGGAACTTAAATTAACTAAACGTGAATTAAAAAAACAATTACGAAAATGATAATTATAGCAGCGATATGCTTTGCAATATTCTTTGTAGAGATACACCAATTCCATAGAAAATGGTATTTAGATTTTAAGCCTTTTAGTTGCACGAGTTGTTTAGCAGCTTGGACAGGTTTGATTTTATATTTACTACCTGCAATATGTACTGACATTATTGCGTTTGTATTTATTCCGGGAGTGTTAGCACCTTTACTTTCAAAAATTATGTGGAACTTATGGAAATAGAACACCGCAACTTTTTAGATCAACACATTGGTAATTGGCATACAGTTCAAAACGGCTATGTGCGAAATATCGATTTAGACATCTTAAAAATGTACGAGCATATATACCGCAAGTATATGAGTCCAGATTTCATCTTAACAGTATGGTGTGGTAATTGTATCTTCGATATGATTAAACGCTTGTATACTTGGTACGAAGAGCAACCTAAACCCAAAAATAAAAAAAAGAATGGCTAACTTTATCCACCCCACCGCTATCATTGGAGATAACGTAATTATCGGAGACGGAAACTACATTGGTGCTTATTGTATTATCGGAGACAAAGCAGAGCATAAAAAGTTCTGGAATAAAGAAAAAGGTAAAGTATACATAGGCGATAATAATATTATTACAGGACTTGTAACAATAGACGCAGGAACTGAGATTGATACCTTTATAGGTAATAATTGTTTCATAATGAAACACGCACATATCGGACACGATTGCACAATCTTAGATAATGTAACAATAAGCTGCGGAGCAAAAATAGGTGGGCATTCTATTGTAGATAAAGGTGCTAATATAGGACTTAACGCAGTTCTGCACCAGTTTGCAAACGTAGGAGAAAATTGTATGGTTGGCGCAAGTGCCTTCTTAAAAGGAGATGCAAAACCAAATACTAAATATGCAGGAGTACCGGCAAGGGAAATAGGCTCAAACATAAGATAATGAAAGTAGCTATTTTATTACTTACACAAAACAGGCACGATTTAACAAAGCGTGTAATTAACCAAAACTTTTTTAATAGTGGTTACAATGCGGACTGCTTTTTAATAGATAACGGCAGCGACACGCACGAAACGTTTAACTATCCTTTTACTGGTTATGACTTATCAAAAGAAAAGCGAGGCATAGCAGCCGGAGTAAACGCAGGACTTAGGATAACCCAAGATTACGATGCAGTTTGTTTATTAGCGAATGACATTTTACTGCCTGAGAATTGGTTAGCTAAGTTTGTATTGTTTGCACAACGAATAGAAAAGACCGGCATAATAGGAATACATTGTGTAGAAGCATTACCGCCAATAGTAGACGGGGTTCATAAAACGCATACACCTTTTGGAGATAACTTTATTACTCGTGAACTTATAGATGCGGTTGGCGGTTACAATACAGAGTATGATCCATACGGAATGCAAGATGCAGATTACGGGGAACGAGCAACTATCTCAGGCTTTACCAACTATTACCTTCCAGATATGCGCTCAGAACATATAGGACACGATGTCGGTAACGGCACCGAGTATCGTAGAATGAAAGACGAAAGCTTGGCACGGGCGCAAAGCGTATGGGATAAATACCAAGACATATATCACAACCAAAAGAATATAAGATGCGAATACTTTGTATAACTTCAGCTAATAGCGGAGTTGGGCTACATAGAATAATGATGCCGATAGTACACTTGGAAAAGGAGTACGCACTTATTACCGATGTACTTAATGACGAACTACTTGAGCAAGGTTGGGATATTGTGTTAATGAATAGAATGCTTAACGAAATAGATGCAAAGCAAATGGACACTTGGCGCACTAAGTACGGCTTTAAATTAGTAGTAGACAATGACGATTACTGGGAACTTAGCGAAAGCCATTTGTTATTTTACAAATACAAATTTGATAACATAGGCAAAAAGATTACCGATTATTTAGAAGTTGCAGACCTATGCACCTGCACACACGAAAGGTTAGCAGCAGAGATAAGCCAATACAATAAGAACGTACACATATTACCAAACGCTTTACCTTACGGACAAGAGCAGTTCCAGGATAACAAGACCGAAGATTATAAAGTCAGGTTGTTTTGGTCAGGTAGCGGAACGCACGAACGAGATTTAGAAATACTAAGGCAACCTTTTAAAAGGTTACAAGGTATGAATATAAGAACAGTAATAGCAGGTTACAATGACGGGGAGAAACCTATCTGGGATAAAATGATTGATGCCTTCACTTGCGGACTAAAGTTAAACCCTACGATCTATAACTATGCAAAAGTTACGGAATATATGGGTGCTTATACGGACTCGGATATTTCAATTATACCATTGGTAGATAACAAGTTCAACGCTATGAAGTCAAATCTAAAGGTATTAGAAACGGCTTCTAAAAAGAACCCTGCCATAGTTAGCCACGTTAACCCTTACTTAGATATGCCCGTGCATTACGTTAAAAGCCAAAAGGATTGGTACAAACATATAAGAGATTTAGTAAGCGATGCGGATATGCGAAAAGAAAGCGGACAGAAGTTGTTTGAGTTCTGCCAAAAGAAGTATAACTTTGACGAGATAAATTTAGACCGAAAGTATATTTATAGTAAACTATGCCAGTAACAAGATGCAGTTCAGGAAAATGGAAAATCGGACAAGGTGGCTGCGTGTACGATACAGAGGAAAAAGCTATGCAAGTTTGGAAGGCTATTCTTGCAGGTGGCAAGTTTGCTGAAAGCTATACCGACTACCCTGAGAGTGCAACTAACAACGCAAAGAGAGCAATAGAATGGGCAGATAAAAATGGCTGGGGTTCGTGCGGAGAAGCAACTGGTAAGGCAAGGGCAAGACAGTTGGCAAATCGTGAACCGATTAGTAGAGATACGATTGCTCGTATGGCTTCGTTTAAAAGACATCAGCAACATAAAGACGTACCTTATAGCGAAGGTTGTGGTGGGTTAATGTGGGACGCGTGGGGCGGAACGAGCGGGATTGAGTGGAGTATTAATAAGCTAAAAGAAATTGATGGCAAATAGTTATTGTATATATAACATAATTAGTCCAAGCGGTAAAACGTATATAGGCGTAACAAATTCTTTTACCAGGAGAATGGGAGAGCATTTTTCTGATTGGAAAAATAGAAAACAAAACATAGCTTTACATAATAGTTTTACTAAGTATGGTTTTGAAAATCATTCTAAAGAAGTGATTATATATAATCTTAGTAAGCAAATGGCATATAAATTAGAGGAATTATCTATAAATGATTGTAAGACAAATAATTCTAAAATAGGTTTAAATTCAAGAACGGGCGGTCAAGGTGGAAATATTATTGATTGGAAAAGTGAAATAGGAATTAAAATAAAGCAAAACCAAATTGACAAATTAAAGAAAAAATATAAAAGCATTTGGGATAAAAGGTTACCTTTAATATTAGAACATAAAGACAAAAGCACAATAGTAGAAATTTCTAAAATGCTTAATTGCAGCACAACTTCTTTATGTAACTATTTAAAAGACAATAAAATAAAAATTAAAAGGAAGCCTAAATATGATTTAAATAATATAGCAAAACAAATAGCAATATATTACAAAGAAGGTTGTACAAATGATTATGTTATTCGTAAAACTGGTTATAGTAAAGGAACTATTTGTAGAGCTAAAAAGATAGTTCAAAATAATTTGCATAGTTAAATTTTTTAATTATTAATCAACGGAAAATTTAATGGGGAAGCTATGCAGAAACACACGCAAATATATTTGCAGGGAATGGGGTATAAAAAAACGGACTTTAT